AGATGGCAAGAGTATTTCATAAAAATAACTATGCCCAAGAGTTGAATTCCATTGAAGAATTTACTACAATGTACGAGAACATTGTAGGCAATCCTGATAAGTGATAAAGGACCAATTATATTATGAAAATTTCTACTCAGACCTTACAGGTCTTGAAGAACTATGCTTCGATCAATCCCAACCTGTCAGTTAAGGCAGGGAGTGTTCTCAGTACAATCAGCACTAATAAAAATATACTAGCTAAAGCAAATGTACAAGAGGCATTCCCTGCTGCTTTTGCAATCTATGATATGCAACAGTTCTTGGGTGTCGTAAGTATTTTTGATGATCCTGATTTCAGCTTTGGTGATAACTCGGTAGTCATTTCTTCTGGTAACAAATCTATTGAATACATGTATGCAGCATCTGAAATGATTGTTGCGCCATCTGATTCTGTTATCCAGAAGATTGCTGTTACTGATCCAGAAGTTACTATCACACTTCCAGCTCAGACACTTAATGAAGTATTGAAGGCTACAAGTATCCTTCAGCTTGATAAGTTGAGTATTGTTAGTGAGAATAACGAGATCAATGTTGTTGTTGCCGATCCAAAGAACCCATCCTCTAACAAGTTCTCTGTTAAGGTTGATGGAACATCTACTGCTGACCTTACAATGGTCTATGCAGCAGAGAACCTTAAACTAATCCAGGGTGATTATAAAGTTAGTCTATCATCCAATGGTGTTGGCTCATTCAAGAACGAAAAGCTAGACCTCGAGTACTTTATCGCTGCAGACAGTAAGACCAGAAAGAAGGCTTAATGTATGCTAGAAGAAGTACTATGGGTTGAAAGATACCGCCCTCGAACTATAGCTGATTGTATCCTACCGCAGGATATCAAGAAGACATTCCAGGCATTTGTTGATAGCGGAACTATTCCTAACCTACTACTAACTGGTACGCAAGGTACCGGTAAAACTACTGTTGCAAGAGCAATGTGCGAACAGCTTGGCTGTGACTACATTGTAATCAACGGATCTATGAATGGTGGTATTGATACACTACGAAATGAGATCCAACAGTTTGCTAGTACTGTATCTTTTAGTGGTGGTAGGAAGATGGTTATCCTGGATGAGGCTGACTATCTCAATGCTCAGTCTACCCAGCCTGCTCTTAGAAACTTTATGGAAGAGTTCTCTAAGAACTGTGGATTCATTCTAACTTGTAACTTCAAGTCCAGAATCATTGAACCACTACACTCTAGATGTTCAATCGTAGAGTTTAAGATCCCACCTAAAGAGAAGCCTGTACTTGCCAACCAGTTCTATAAGAGAGTGCTGGATATCCTTGGTAAGGAGCAGATTGAGTATAACAAGAATGTAGTTGGTGAGTTGATTGCACGCCACTTCCCTGATTGGCGAAGAGTATTGAATGAGCTCCAGCGATATAGTGTTGGTGGAGTGATTGATTCAGGCATTCTTGTTAATCTATCTGATGAGCACTTTACTCAACTTATCACTATCCTAAAGGATAGAAGATTCAATGATATGAGGAAGTGGGTTGCTGAATCCAATGATACAGAACCAGCTGTGCTCTTTAGAAAGATCTATGATGCATTGAATGTAATTGCTAAACCAGCATCTATTCCTCAGGCTATCTTGATTCTAGCTGATTATCAATATAAGGCTGCATTTGTTGCCGATCAAGAGATCAATCTAGTGGCATGCTTGAGTCAATTGATGGCTGAGGTCGAATACGCATGAATCCGTTCGACTTTCTAAACGCCATCAATTATACCAAGATTGATGTCATATCTACGTCGGAAAATCCGGAAAAAGCCGAGAAATTATACAATCCATATCTTGTAAACCGTGGATTGTCGTATTTCCAGGATACTGTGCTGTATTGCAATGAAATGAACCTGCGGCACCATATGGATAAAAAGCTCCAATTTGACTTCCTTCTAAATAGTATAAGGAAGAACAAAAGGTTCTCCAAATGGCATAAGGCTGAAGTAGACGAAGATACACAGCTCATTAGTGACTACTATAAATGCAATATTAGAAAGGCTAAGGAGATACAGTCAATACTATCTACAGATCAGCTTAGAGAATTAAAACAAAAAATGCACGTGGGTGGGGCGAAAAGATGATTACAGTAGAAAGTTTTATTGAAGTCACTCTAAAGCAGAATGATGACTTCCTAAAGGTCAAAGAGACACTAACAAGAATTGGTATTGCTTCTGAAAAGAACAAAACACTATACCAATCCTGCCACATTCTCCATAAGAAGGGTAAGTACTACATCGTACACTTTAAAGAGTTGTTTGCTCTTGATGGTCGCCCATCATCTATTACAGATGACGACCTAGCCCGTCGAAACACAATTGTTAACTTGTTAGCGGACTGGGGTCTTGTTTCAGTTGTTGATGCTGAAAAGACTAAAGAGCCAGTTGCACCAATGAGACTAATCAAGGTCATTCCTTATAAGCAGAAGAATGAGTGGCAGCTTGTCACAAAGTATAATATTGGAAGATCGAAGAAAGGTGATACGAATGAAAGCGATCAGGGCGAATAAGAAATCTAAGAAGAGTAAACAAAGGAGATAAAAATGGGTACGTTATTAATTTTAATTCTAGTTGCAGTTGCTGGTTGGGTAATCTGGAAGCTTTACAAGAAGCCAGATCTCAACAATGATGGCAAGGTCGATGCTCAAGATGTTCTAGTAGCAGCCAAGGAAGTTGCTACAGAGGTCAAGGCAGAGGCAACTGAGGTTGTCGAGAAGGTTAAGAAGGCTCGTAAGAAGAAGGCCTAATCTAGACCAAGTTCGGGGAGTATGTAACCTCTTGATTTTACAAGGGGTTATGTAACTCCCTGATTTTATTAGGATTCCTATTAAATCTATGCAGGATTCCGTAACTCCCTGATTCTACAGGGATTGTAACTCCTTGATTCTATTGGAGTTTTTCCAACGCTTATAACTTATTGATTCTCAAGGGTTTATACAGTTGACCCTGAGCGACCGGTAGCGTATACTGCTCGCATTGGTTAGGTGGTCTAACTGATACCGAACCCCGGTTCGGACTTTATGATGATTAATTGAGGATTTATATTATGGCTTCTATTTCTATTCCTGGTAATGATGGTCAGCTGACTGTGACGAACTTGCCCCTTAATAAGGTCGAGCGAGCCACTGTTGCTGCTGAGACGATGATTGCTGCCGGCCTTGCTAACTCGGCTGTCCTTGCTAAGATGTCCAAATACCAGTCGGATAATCCGGCTGACGGTCAGGACCTCTATAGTCAACAGGCTGCAGTCGTTCAGACTCCGGCTGCTGTGACGAAGACGGTCAAGGCTAAGCCGACAAAGGCTGTTGCTACGGCTGCTCCGAAGGCCAAGCGAGCGAAGGGTGCTAATAACGCCAAGCGTGCTCGCGCTCTCGAGATGTTCAAGGACATGACCGAGCAGGGTCTCTCGCAAGAGAAGATGCTGAAGGCTGTTCAGGACGAACTCAAGATTACGTACGCTAACACGTACTACTACTACTCGCGAGTGTTCAAGAAGGCCTAATGCCAACGGAGGCTGGCTTCGGCCAGCCTCCTCTTCTGCTTGAGGTAAATATGTTCAAGAAGATTGATCCAACACAGACAGAGCAGTTCTTCAACGAGGCGAATGATATCGTATCGATGGTTAGTACTGTGATGGCGAATGAAGGTATGAACCTCTCTTCGCAGGATGTGTATGATCTAGCTGAGCGGATTGAACGGGTACGTAACCTTCTGCTCACTGTTGGCGATCGGATGTATTTTCAAGAATCAAAGGATGTAGCGTAATGAAAGTTAAGCACGAACAGATTGGCGAAGACTTCAAAAAGCTTCTTGGTGAGATGGTTGCAAGCCCTAATGTCACTCTCGAGGAACTGAAGACGTTCTGCATCGAGTTGATTAACAAGGGTGTGAGCTCACGAGCCAAGAAGGATACGTTCATTCGCGAAGTGCAAACTGCAAAGCGAAAGGACATGGCTGCTTGGCCAGTGTATAGCTACATACTGGCTGGTGAGGGTAACAAAGTTGGCTAACTACAGCTTTGAGGCAAAGCATAACTACTTTGGTAACCTCAGGGACGAACATAAGTTTGTATCTATATGGTCAGTGTATGAAGTTCAAGACATCAACGACGAACCAAACTTCGGAAGTTGTAAGTCAGTTCTCTACACTAGGCATTGGGGTAAGCCTGTAGAGGTTGAGTTGCCTGAAGGTGAGTGTACCTGGCTCGATCTTTGGAAAGCAGCCGAGCAATGTATTGTTCTTTCTAATGACAATCATCACATCTTCATTGAAGGCTTCAAACAAAAGGATGGAAAACTCGAATTGATAACAGGTAGCTAGTGGATGGCAAAACCAAAACAGTTAAAAGTAACAAACGGAATTCATTCATCCTCATCTCGGACGCCAGACAAAGTGGCGGTCCGACATGGGGATCGTTTCGTTACCTATAAGCAACTTACAGATGCAATGCGAAGAGTCTCATATGCCGCATTCACTGACATTCGATTCCAAGGTAATGCAGCAATCATTGCCAACAACAGTATTGAGTTTCTAGAGATCCTTCTTGGTCTTGGTGATGTTGGTGTACCTGTTATTACAATTAATCCAAAGAGTACACCAAGGGAAATTATTGCAGCACTTACTCAGTGCAAAGTCAATGTTATATTCATTGACAAGAAACTATACAGAGAAGAATTTAAGGCTCTAGCTGAGCTAGTGATTACTATTGGTGAAGAATATAAAAGTTGGTTGCTAGAACACAACCCACTTACAATGTATCCACAGATCAGTGATGATGCCACTTTCAACATTGTATACTCTTCAGGCACTACCGGTAAGCCAAAAGGAATTATAATTTCTCATAAGTCTAGAACCATGTCGTTCATACAGATGGCTTTAGACTTTGGTTGGTCGACTGTAGATGAAGTAATGTTATGCTTTGCATCGTTATCCAATGGTGGTGGTAATGCTTCTGCCATAGCAATTCTCAATAACGGTGGCACAATCATACTTGCAACACAAGTGCATCCTGATTACATTATGAGGATGATTGAG